CGCAATCTGCAAAGGCGAGGTTGAAGGTTGCGCTGGTTGCGTTCAATCTCATCAACCTGCCGCCGTTGGTCTGCTGCTGGCAATGATCGAATCTGCCCGTGAATCCAACGGTTGCGTACACCATAGCGGCATTGCCATTGTTGTTGGCGCAATCCGTCATGTACAGGACGTGCCCTGCCGTGGTCAGGTTGACCAATGGCGAGTTTCCTACTGTGCCGATCAGCTTGCAGCTATTGATTCTTGCAATGGACGATGTGGATAGTCCGAGGTTGATCATGCTCGTCGCATTGGTCGAGCCGTTCTGATTGACCGTGAAATTCTTCGCCTGTATTTCCGTTACCGCTAGGCCCGTGGCGGCAAGATAGACCGCACCATTGGCGCCGGCAAGGTTGCAATCCATGTCGATGTACGAATCGTTGATGGAAATCTCGCGGATATTGATCGCAGTGCCCGCGTAGGCTCCGATCAGTCCCGCCCCATCAGAGGTTGCAAAACCTACGCATCCATCCCCGCCTTTGGCGACAATCCGGTCCAACTGGATCTTGCCTATATTCATCGTGCCGGTCGTCTGCCCATCGATCACAAGCATGGGCTGACCAAGTTGCCCGATGTAATACGGCGTGATGTTTACGTCCGAGATGTCGAGTTCGTTCAGAGTCCCTGTGCTTCCAGGGTGTCCGTAAATCGTCAGGATCTGCGCGCGCGCGTAACGCTGATAGACGTTTTTCATGCTGACGCGACCTATCGTGTAGCCGCCGCCAGGAAGAATCGCAACGCCTCGGATGATGTTCTCGGATAGGGAAACCCCGTCGATGGTCACATCGTCCACATTGCCAAAGGAATTGACCGTACCGTTTTGATCCGCAAGATACCAATTGACCGTGTTGGTATCCTCATTTCGGATCAGTACGCATTCCTCCGTGCCCTTGCCGATCACATTTCGGATGGTTGCCTTGCGCAGAGGTCCATCCAGGCAAACTCCTAGCGCTCCGTCAATGTGGGAAAGCCGATCGACGATAACGTCATCGGCGTTGCAAAACGCCATGCAGATCCCGACATTGAAGAAATTCGCCTCGACCTGGATTCGACCGATCTTGTTGAACACCATTGCCGAGCGGGTATATGGGTTGTTCATCCAAGCGGGATAGTTCTGGTTGGCCCTCATGTTGATGAGGCCGTCGCAGATAACGCGGATGTTGCTGTTTGCCAGGTAAGAGATCACGGTACCGGACAATGCCAGAGGCGTCATCGAGTAGTAGTCTCGGACGGTAAACGAAACGCCAGCGACTACGGAATCCACCAACCAAACCCGGTTGTACCCATACCCGGAAGTGTCACCCTTGATGAGTACGTACTGTCCTGCCTTGTAGGAGTGTCCGGCAGCCTGAAACGTGATGAAGATGGATTGAACATCATCGCCGGTTCCAGCAACATACGCGGCGCTTTGAACGTTGACCAGGTTCGATAGCATGTTCGAGTTCACGAACATGGATTTCTGGTAGCTCTGGCTGCTCGGAGGACCTACAAGATTGACACCAGGACCGATGTAGAGCGTCGTGTTGTCCGGGATCGTCATCATCGCCCAGTCTGCAATGGTGTTCGTCTGCAACTGGGTAAATGGCAGCACTGAATACGTTCCTGGATTCGTCAGGCTTACATAGCCGCCACCATTAGCGCCAGCGAGATTAAGCGCCGCTTGGATCGCCGTATTGTTTGCCTGTCCGCTAGCCCCAGGAAATGCACCCTGTTCCTCGCACGAATAAACCGGCGTCGCATTCTGCTGCGCAGGCGTGCCATATACAGCCGTCGTATTAATCGACTGCTGTACGTTCGGGCCTGGATTTATGCTAGGCATTGTTGTTCCTGATAGTTAGTGCCTACTGACCGCCCGACAGGATCCAACCAGCATCCCGACGCGCCTTCTGCTGCAACGCTGGATCATAGAAAGCCGGAGCCTGCGGGCGCATGTTGATGCGCTGGATCATCATTCTTGCCTTGGCAGCTTGCTTGGTAATCATCATCACTTGGCCTGGATCGGCCTTGCCAAACTCGGGCATCAGCAACTCGGCCAAGCACCAATGCAGCGCCCCTTGATACCCTTGCGGCAGCGTTACTTGATCGTAGAGCGTGGCAAAGTTGTTCAGCACCGTATCGCAGAATAGGTGCATTTCCCCTTGGGAAGGATTGGGCCAGTAGTTTAGGATGGCTAGCGGCATCGTCGGTTGGAGATAGACTCCGCGCGGCCACGGACCGGGGAGAGTCTTGATGCCGATGGACTGGTATTCCTCGTATGAAAGCACCGCAACCGGGTAATCAAGCGTTCCAGTGGCGGAATTGACCACTCGCACAAACGCACTAGTAATCTTGAGAGGACGAGGCGCATAACTCACCACCGTTCCGCTAGTGATCGTGTTGGGCAGATTCAGGTTGTACGTCCCGAGCGCGCCCGATGCGTTCCCACCAGTTGCCGTACCGAGCGAAGTAATCGCCGTTCCTGCAGTGAGGGTGCCTGTACCAGTGCTTGAGCTAATGATTTGCCCTGCAGAGAGCGCACCAGAAGCAAGATTAGTGACTGTAAGCACTGTTCCCGAGATTGAACCAGTAAAGCTCGCTCCAACAGACCCGCCAGGGCCAATGGTGTATATGAACCCTTCACCCGTTAACTCCTGGATTACCTCCTGTTGCGTGAATACCAGCAAATGGTCATTGCTCCACTGATCCAACATTTCGTTCAGTAGATTGAAGCAATCCGTTGCCGTGTTGGCGTCCGGAGTCTCACCAGTGGCTAACGCCCCAATCGAGCGTAGAGCGCTGGTAATACTGTTAAGTGGCTGATAAGCCGCCATTACTGCTTACCAAGCAAAGAAGCCAGCACAGCAGGCATTTCTACCTTCTTCGGCTCTTCTTTCTTCTCTTCTAGTTTCTCTTCTTGGCCGACAAGCGGATGCGGGCCATGCGTCTGCCAGTGGATGAATTGCTGATACGCAGGATTGGTAACGTCTCGCGGGATCACCGCACCGTCAATCCGCACAATGTCTCCGTTAGGCTCGATTTTGTACATGGTTAACTCTGCGAAGTCATCGGGGTTACATACACGATAGAAGGCCCTGCAGCACTACCGAAAGCTTGGAACGAGAATCCCTGACTTCCATTAGGAACAGGGACAACCAAAGGCTGCGTCATGCTCGCCGGCAGGATATACGCCGTCGCAGTAGACGTTGAAGTCCCGGAGATTGGAAACGTGGGAACGGGATACACCGCCTGAGCTGCGGGGGCCGCACTAGCAGTACCAGGAGTCAGCGGGCCGAAGGCAATCGAGATCACGGTAGTACCGCTATTGATTAGCGAAGCATGCGTGATCATTTCGCTGCCACCGGCTTGCGATAGAACTGCCGTAGCCGCAGACAATGCATTAGCTACGGAAAGGGCCACCGTAGGCCCTACCGCCTTGTAAACGACTGAGACAGCCATTTAAGCCGCCGAAGGAGGCAGATTGTTCGGGTTCTCCGGACGAACAACATTGAGCGTCCAAGGACCCGTAGGCGGCGTCAAGGCACCAGCAGTCGCATTCACCACCGTAACAGCTAGCGTATTGGCAGCACTCACACGCATGTTCGTGATTGAAAGCCCGGTCGTAAGAGCCTGCGTGTTAAGGTACATATCGCAGTAATCGCCGACTTGAAGGCCGGCAATCGTGCAAGTGATCTCTGCCGTACTAGTAGCTCCGACTGAACCAGACCAAGTTACCGTAACTCCGCAAAGCCAATCGTAAATCTCATTGCCGCGTGCAATCGTAGTTTGAGGCATTTACTTTCCCCTAAAAAGCCCTGCCCCGAAGGGCAGGGAAGAGCGCAGTGTTAGGTCTGGATATCGTAGCCGTACACGAGTACATCACAGGTCGCGTTAACGCCACCAACCGCAGCCACCGTAGAACCTACGTTGACGTACAGATTGGGAACGCTAACAGCGGCAGACGGGTTCGTGCCAGCGCGGATATACACAAATGCCGCAGTCGTCTGACCAGTCAGCGCAGCCGTAGTAAGGACAACGCTCCCGCCTTGGGACGGGGCGCCATACACCCCGACCGTGGCAGCAGCTACGTTCGGAACCGTGCTGTTGCTGTTGCAAGTAACAACCGTAGCAACCGCAACGGAGCTGGTCGTAATAACGTTCATCGGCGTATCGCCAGCAGCCGAGAGGTTGACCCCCTTGGCAAACGCAATCAGTCGGTAAGCGTTTTGCTGGTCGAGTACGGTATTTGCAAAAGTGCTAGAGGCAGGGCCGGGATTCGCCATGTCATTTCTCCTTAGTTAAGCCGCGACACGGCAGCCCAGCTCCTGATACAACGGAGCCCAGCCGTACAGGATTTCAATCCGAGTCGGAAGCGCGTCATTGTTAATCGTGTACTGACGCACAATCCGCAGGCTCAGGCCCGTTTCTTCGTCGCTTGCTCGTCCCGCGAAGTCCACACCGTCCGGCACCGGCAAATCCGCTACAGCGAGCGTATAGGCGTTGCGATGGAAGAGTAGATTCTGCGGGCTGACCACAGCGGTAGCCGTAGTGCCGGCAATCGACAGCGGAGTGACCGTAGCCGTCGCGGAAGTAGCTCCGACAAAGACGTTCTGGAACTGGCCGCCAGTGATAATCGCAGGCGCCACCGTCACCGAGAACGTACCGGCAGCGGCAGTGACCGTCGATTGAACAACGAAGCTGCGCAGGATCTGACCGCCATAAGTGCCACGGTTCTGCGGGTTGACCGCATAGACGTTTGCAATCTGGATCGTGTCACCTTGGTTGAGCGTCAGGGTTTGCGAGTTGGTCAGCGTGATCGTGCTGGTAGCCGCCCAGCCAGTCGCCAGAGATCCGGTAAAGGCGCCCGTGGTGTTAGCCGTCAGCGTGCCAGCCGTGGCAGCCCAGGACCCGAAGGTATGGGCGATCACGTTCTGGTCCATCTTCCAGTTCATGCCGCCAGCGTCTCGACCCAGCAGCCCCTTGCGGTACTGCTCGCCAATCTGCTCCATCGGCGTAAACAAGCCCTTCAGGCTGTCCATGATGACGGCAGAAGTGAACGGCTCGACCACACAAGCCCGTCGACCATCACGCGGAGCGCCCTCGGAATCGAGATACGCAGCCGCAGTCGTATAGGTCAGAAGACCAGTAGGCTTCGTGCCAGGAACGCCAACGATGTTCGCCGTGGCATTCTTAGCCATCAGCAGACCATCGCGGTCAACCCGGTTGGCAACTGCAGCAATTGCGGGCTTCAGCACACGATCCCCGAAGAGATCCATGCTCAGCGCCATGTCCTGCGTAATGAACTGGCAATCCACGTGGAATTGCGTAGTCAGTACGACAGGGATCGAAGTCTCGTTAAAGTCTTCGACGTTCAGCGCAGGGCCGGTCGTGCCGATGAAACGGCCCGGACGGCGAACGTTGACGGTATTACCGATCTTGGCGCCACTGACGGCGAATTGATCGTCGTAGTCGCGATTGACCTCGGAAGCGAACGTAAGCTCGTTTTCGAGAATCATCAATGCAAGGTTCGTCACCTTGCTAATGGTGATCAAGTTATTGGCCATTATGCCAACTCCTATTCTCGTTAAAGGAGTCCCGGTTGGGGACGTATTGGCGGCCAGGGCACCAATACGCTGGCAAATTTGGCTGCTAGGAAGCCATTACTCTAGCTAATGACCGAAAATACTACTACTGACAATATTTGTCTAGTGGCCGTATAACTGTTTTCGCATTTCAGCGCGAAAAGCTTTGCTATTAGTCACTTCCCCATCGTTATTAACATTCGCCGTGCTGGTAGACCCAATGCCACGCACTGGCGTAATCGGTTCAGGAGCTTCGGCAATTTTCCGGCGAGGCGCTACGTTCGATTCAACAGCCGGTTTCTCTTTGGCGCGCTCTAGATCCAACTCAATCTTTGCCTCGATGCGCCCAAGGTACTTCAGAGCCGCCTTGACGCCCATTTCATTGATCTTGTCCAGCTCGTCCCGGTTCTTGGAAAAGAAGTACGCCAGGCGCGGGCCAATTTCCGATTCATAAATCGCGTCATTTACCGTTGGCTGAACAAAGGCAATCTGTTCCGAGGTTACTTCCTCGAAGTCCTCATACTCCTTGCTGATCTTGGCCCATTGCTTGTTCCAGGCCTGAATAACCCGCTTTTGTTCCGCCTCGGCAGTCTCTTTGGCCTGCCGTTCCTTCTCTTCCTTGCGCTCTTTGGCCGTCAGGAACTTTGCCAAGGCTTTGGCATACTCGACCGGATCGGTGAACTTTTCAGGCTTCGGTTCTTCGTCGCTATTTGGGCCATTTTCCAAGGCTTCGATACGCGCTTTAAGGTCTGCGGCTTCCTTGCGTGCTTCTTCTGCAGCTCGGCGGGCTTCGTTTCTCTCAACTCGAATCTTTGCAAAGCGCTTGCCTTCCTTTTCTTCGTGGTCGTCGTCTTGCTCTGGCTTAGCATCGGCCACAGTCTCTTTGACCTCAGCAGCAGCGGGAGCTTCCGGGAACTTTCCGCCATTGGCCGCAAACTCCTGAACATTCTCGCTCGTTACGGTAACACTAGCCATTTACGCTCTCCGCATTGTTGGCAGCCTGTACTTCCGCTTCTTCGCGGTTGGCCGCTCGTTCAAATACCGCCAGATCCCGCTGATGACCATGCTCCTTCATCTGCGTCAGGATCTTGATAATCCCGTCAATCTCCTTGCTTCCCAAGGTCGCTTGAGCCCGCGTATGCGTGTCTTCAAGCTTGGCCTGAATCCGCATCTGCTCACGGATCGTTTCAGCCTTCTCTTGGATCTCCGTCCGATGCGTCTCTCCTGCCTCTTTGTGCGCCGCAATGTCGCCACGCTCCTTGATAAGCATGCCGGCCTGCTGCAACTGCTGCTGCGCGCCCATTAGCTGCTGCTGAAGCTTTTTAATCATCATTTGCGCTTGCGGTGGCACATCCGACTTGTCATCGATCTGCGCTAGCGGATTAGCAGCGGCAAGCCTGTCGGCAATAATGTCCGCTCCGGGGAAATCCATGTTGCGAAACAGCAAATCTCCTGCTTGCGCCATCAACTGCGGGTCGGCCTTGATCATAGCCGCAATCATTTCCGCGCCTTCTTCGCGCTTGGAGTTGTATCCAGGACCGGTTTCCATGACCACATCGTATTGGCCGATTGTCAGGTCGTTCTCGATCTTCCCGATAGCTTGGTCGTCGTTGATCGTAACCATGTCAGGCTTGCCGTCGTCACCGATAATCCGCATAACACGACGCTTGCCGTAATAAGTAGGCAGCCAATCAAGAATAATCCGGCCAGTATGCTTAATCGAGCGAGTAAGGTTGTCATAGAAATGGAAGTTGCTCATGTCGCTTTGCTGCTGCATCGCGTTAAGAGCCTTGCCAGACTGATTCCCCGGCGCATTCATAGCCGGATCGAACATGCCCAAAACCCGCTGCAAATCGTTATGCGCGCCCTCAGCTACATTAATGAAACCATCGGGGATAGGTGCCGGCGGAAGCGGCATGGGAGGCGGATAGGGCTCTCCTGCCTCGTCCTTGTCGTTGATATGCAGAACCATACGGCTAGATAGATTGGACTGCTGCCATTCATCCTCATAGCCCTTGTCCTGTCCGCTAGCAAGAATCACCTTGGCTTTGGGTTGCAGCGCAACAGACTCGACAACCGCCGTCTTCATGAAGTTAAGCAGCCGTTGCGGATCTTTGGCAAAGCGCACGACACCGAACCGATACGTCCGGCCGTCGATAATCATGTGCCCACCGTAGACCGGCACAATTGGGATGTACCGACCTGGCAGGGCTCGTTCCTCTAGGACCTCTACCGCGCTGACCTTGTACCAGCAGACTTCCCGGCGCCAGCTCTGCCGATCACCCTTGACCTTGACGCCTACCTTTTTCAGTAGCTCAAGGTCCGGCATTTCACTGGCCCAGAAGGTGTTTCCATCGTCAAGGTGGACGAGCTTTTCCTTCTTCTTGTTGATCCTGTAAAACTCGGCAACCCGGATATTCTCCTTCGTTACCCATTCCGCCGTCCCATCCCCTACGCTTCTGGCAGAGAATTGCTGCATGTCAGCATCGGGATACAGGCGCTCGAACTCCTTGCGGGGTATTAGATCCGTGATAAGAGCGCGTTCAGCATCGCTACCGTCAGGCAGCATGCTATTAGGATCCCAATACACAGTGAAAGGATTAAATATCGGGTTGATCTTGATATCCTGGTCAAAGGAATCGTCCGATACATAATCAGCGGTGAGACGCCAATACCCACGGCCAATGCGAACGCTAAATTCGCTAGCAGTGTCGTAGGCTGTGTCAGCATCGCTTACCTGTTCGATATGGCGAGTTACGCCAGTGATGATTTCAGCAATCTTGGCGTCCGACGAATTGTTGATGCCCTGCGCCTTGATCCGAGGGCGCTGCTGGCGAATCTGATTGCAGATTTGACGGATGTAGGTTTCCGTCTCGTTGACCGTGAACCATGGGCGTTGCTCTAGATTGCGCTGGTTCTGCATTTGCTGGGGCCATTGGTCCCCGTAACTGAACCGTAGATCCTCCTGCTCCTGCGTGCGATTCGTGGAGTCTGCATCAGACGATTCCCGAAGGAATTGAACCGCCTCTTGGGCGATATCGTCACCCTTCGGGTCTTCTTTAGCCATTGAATCGTCCCCGGTACATATCGATAGCTACATGAGCCTCGAGCAAGTCCTGTGCAGCCGTTTCCAGGATATCCCTGTCGGCGCCCTCTTTGCGCAACGCATGAAGTCTTTTCCATTTTGCGTAAAAGTCGGTCAATAGATCAACCTCCCGCACCTTGGGCTTCATGTCCAGCAGCTTTGCTACTCCGTTGCTCATCGCTTTTCCAGTTGCCGTCTTAGCTCTGCATTCTGCTGCGCCAGGTGCGCATAGTCCTGCAATCCATCGTCCCTTTGCCGCGTAATCTGGCCTAACTGGCCTTGAAGCCGTGCAATCTGTCCATCCTTCATTGCCATGGCTTCTTTCAGTGCTTTTGCTGCACTTGCTTGCAAGCCGTCAATGATGCTTTCCAGCCGATATACTTCCCGCTCTAGAACGTCTATCCGCTCGTTCTTCTCGCGCCGTAAGGCTTCCAACTCGGCGCTTGCAACCCAGCTCACGCCACAATCCCCTTTGCCGCAGCCTTGTCGCTCACCACAGATACCGTCTGTGCAGGCTTATAGACCCGCGTAGGCAGCGGCGGAACACTCGACGGAGCAGGGGCAACCTTCGTCGGATCCAGCACGCTATAGCCCTCAGGAGAAACCGTTTCAACGCCATTTGGAGACACTAGCGTCTTGGGCGCAATAGCCTTACCGCCTACAAGCTTCGTCCCAGGCTTGCGGCCACGCTTCTTCGGCTCCGTCTGTGCGGTAACACGCTTTGCAACGCTCTTGCTCAATACTTGACCGCCGGCAATAGCAGCCATCAGCATGTCCAACTTGGCCTGCAGCGCATTCATCTGCGCTTGCATGCCATCATTCTGCGGCTGCGGCGTGAACTCCGTCTCCGGCAAAGCCTTCTCAAGCGCGATCATCAGATCGTTATAGAGCTTTGGCTTCATTTCCTCGCTGGCCGTATTGCCCATAACACTGATACCAGTAGGAATATGCGTCAGCCGAAGTTGATGCGGCGCTCGACTATTGCCAAATTCCCAATTCTCGTGAATCTCTTCTTGCTTAATCATCACTGCCTCCGTCTAGGCTCTTGCATGATCGCATGGCAGGGAACTAATCTCACCCCTGCATCGTCGCAGAGCATTGTGTAAATCTGGCCTTCGGTAAATACATACGTCCATTCGCCTATCGTCTGGATCTCCAATACATCCTGACCATTAGGCGTACTGCATTGCGCTTCCTGCCACATCAGCCGGCCCAAATAGCGCGCTGCTGAAGTTTCGGCTTGACTACTTGCTGCGGCCTGGCTCTGCGTGCGCCCTCTAGACTGTACCTAACCGCGTCTACGCAATGGTTATGTTTGTCTTCAAGGACCGGGATTACCTTGCCGGTCAGAGGATCCGTCTTGTAGCTATACATGGTTAGTTCATCAATCACATGCTGGCATCGAGGATGAACAACAATGTCGAAGCTTTTAAGGAATTCTACGCCCTCTTCCAGACTCCTGGCCCCTTTGACCGCAGGAAGAATCCTCGGGAATCCATGGCTCTTCATATAGCTGATCGTCTCCGGCCTTGCACTGTCAGCGGTAATCGGCCACTTCTCCGACTCCGGAACGCTCATGAAGAGTTCCGGCAGATTCACAATCTCGCACCCTACTTGGTAGGCTTCGTAATCGACGTAGAGCCTGTTTCCGTCAAGGTAGCATCGAACCAAGACACTTGGGTCCACGCTGAAGCCCCAATCCGCACCGAGGCGAAAGATAGTTCCTGGACGGGCTTCAAATTCCTCGACAGTCCAATTCCGGAATACTCGCGCCTCTGAATTCCGCTGGTATTCCCCAAGCCATACATGGGCATACTTGTCCGGGTCGCGGGAACGGTCATATTCCATCTCCTTTTGCAGCACTTCAGGAAACCACGGGTTAT